GCAATGACGAACCTGCGGCACGCCGGCAAGCCCTGCGGCAACCGGATGCGCTGCGCCGGGTGCCGCAAGTCAATGGAAGCGATCACCGTCGAAGAGGTGGTCGCCGCTTTGGAGAAACTGCTTTGATCGATCTCTCACTCAACGTGCCTGAAGTCACGCTTCCTTTTTTCCTGCGGCATCGCAACTGCTTCAAGCGCGGTGGCACGGTCGAGCAGTCGGTGACGGCTGACTACCTTCAGATCAAGGACTACCTGCCCGAGAAGGTCGAGACGATCCTCGACATCGGCTGCGGCATGGCTGCGATCGGCGTGTACTTGCTGCGACACTACCCCGGCGCGAAGCTGTTGCTGCTCGATGGTGACGGCGACGACACGCGCGACGGCTGGCAACCGAGCCGGCCCGAGCCCTTCAGCTCGCGTGCTGCTGCGAACGAACTGCTCGCGGCGAACGGCATCGCGGCCGAACGCTGGGTCGACGTGAACACGAAAGAGCACCTGCGGGCCGATCTCGTGATCTCGCTCGCGTCGTGGGGGTACCACTACCCGATCAGCACGTACAACGTCACCGGCTTCTGCGTCGCCGATCTGCGCAAGAGCGAAGAGAAGGCGCGCGGCATGGTGATCGAGACGTTCGCGAAATTCAACCGTTGCGCTTGGCGCATGAAAGGCACCCCATGAAATTCGTAGACCAATGGCACTGGCCCGACGGCGAGGTCCACATGCTTGAGTGGATGTCCGAGCCGAAGAACCGACTCGTCATCAATGATCGCCCGAGCTACCAAGGCAAGAAGCAGCTTGCGGCTCTCGGCTTCTGCCACGCCGACCGGCGCCGCACGATGATCGACGCCGGGGCCCACATTGGCCTGTGGAGCTACAACTTCGCTCACTGGTTCGATCGCATCGAAGCCTTCGAGCCGGTGGTCGACCACGCCGCGTGCTGGCACGAGAACCTGAACGGTCCGGTCACCGGCCCGAAGGTGGTGATGCACCCCTTCGCGCTCGGTGAAGCCGAAGGCATGGTTCACATTCGCGTCAACCCGACGAGCACCGGCGACTCGTGGGTGAAGGGGAAGGGCGAGACGCGCATGGTCACGATCGATCAATTCGATTTCGAGAATGTCGATCTGATCAAGATCGACGCCGAGGGCTACGAAGAGTTCATAGTGCGCGGCGCGATGGGCACGATTCAGCGGTGGAAGCCGGTGATCGTCGTAGAGCAGAAGCGTGATATGGCCGTGAAGTTCGGGCTCTCGCCGATGGGCGCCGTGAAGACCCTGATCGGGCACGGCTACAAGGTCGCGCAAGAGATCGCCGGTGACTACATCATGGTGCCAGCATGAAGGTCTACATCGGTTACGACGAACGCGAGAGCGATGCCGTCGATGTCGCGATCAAGAGTCTGCGCGAAGTCACGCGCGGTCAGCTTGAGCCCGAGCTGATCTGCGCCCCCAAGCTCGTTGATCAAGGCCTGTTGTGGCGCGTCGCGGACCACCGCGGGGGGCAAGACTACGATCTGATCAGCAACGCCCCCAAGAGCACGCGCTTCGCGATCTCGCGCTTCCTCACGCCGATGCTGTGCCAAGGCGGCTTCGCCCTGTTCGTCGATTGCGATGTGGTGTTCCTGCGTGACCCACGCATGATGCTTCAGGACATCAAGAGCGAATGCGCGGTGAACGTCGTGAAGCACGACTATGCGCCGGCCGAAACCTTCAAGATGGTGAATCAGCAGCAGACCAAGTACCCGCGCAAGAACTGGTCGAGCGTGATGCTCTTCAACTGCGACCACCCAGCAAACCGTCGGCTCTCGCTGCGTGACGTGAACGAGCGGCCCGGCCGCGATCTACACGCGTTCTGCTGGCTTGCCGATTCCGAGATCGGCGAGCTGCATCGCCGATGGAACTGGCTAGTCGACGTGCAAGAGAGGCCGATCGGCACCGGCATCGCACACATGACGTTGGGCGGCCCGTGGCTACCGGGCTGGAAGGGCGGCAGCTTCGATGACGAGTGGGTGGGCATTCGCTACGGGGGTGGGGCCTTCAGCGCGTCGTAGGTGCGCTCGCACTGCTGCCCGGCGATGCGGGCGGCGTCAAGGCTTTTTGCCAGCTCTCCCGCAACGCTGTCAAGCCGGCCGAGCACGTCGGCGAGCACCATGCCGGAAGCATCGGCTGACGCGCTGCTGCCGGCAGCGGCGGGATAGCCGGCGCTGGCACCACAACGGGTGGCAGCGGCGCGGGCGGCGCCGCGCAAGCTGACACCAGCAGCATCAGCGCGAGCAGCATCGGCGAGAGCTTGGTCGGTGAGTTTTTTGGCTTCATCTGCGATCTCCGCTTGTTCGGCTACGCGCCGCGAGGTTTCTTCCTGACTGGCAATCGCGGCGCTGGCGGCGGCTTCCGCGGCCGCGGCCCGGTCGGCGCTGCGGCCTTGCTTCTCTTGCGCAAGCGCAACTTCCAACTTTGAGATTTTGTTGTGCTGCACGAGCAGCGCGCCGCTCACGAGTGCGACGATCGCGGCCAGCACCGCCAACCCGATCCAGTCTGCCCCGAACGCTTTCAGAAGCCAGCCCATATCAGCCTTCCGTGATGCCGAGTACGTGTTTCGCTGCGGCGAGGTGCCGCTGCCGATCCTCAAGCCCCGTGGTGCCGCCGTTCACGATCCGGGTCACGCGCTCCACGTCGCCCACGGCACTGAACGGGATCTTCTTCGCCCACCAGACTTTCGCGGTCAGCAAGGCACTGGCCGGTGTCGAGAGCAGATCGGGGTTCGATACGAAGTCGACGCCGCAAAGGTCGGTCAACATCTGGTAGTTGTACTTGCCGGTCACGCCGATCAGCCCGCGGCCACGGTACCGCCAGCCGTCACCGGGCTCGGTGTTGCCCATGCGCCCGCCATACACCTTGTTCGCCAAGGCTTCGGGGTTGTGCGCGTAGGGCGCGGCCGCCTCGATCGTCGGGAAGCGGCTCGGCCACACCTCAGTGATCCGCTGCGCGCGGTAGTCGAGGTCTTCTTCAAGCTTGGTCAGCATCGCGCTCTCGTGCAGCACCTGACTGATGAAGTCGGCCATTTCCTCGTTGCCGAGCCCGAACATATCGGCCTGCATGTACCGCTCGAAGATCGGCGCCCACGTTGCGGCGGTACCTGAAGGAACCCCCAGCTTGCAAAGGCGGAACATCCACTCGGCTTCGAGGATCACGGTTTTCCTTTCCACACTTCAAGTGCGCGGAGCAAGACAAGCGATCCGCTCCACGTCACCGCGTAGAGGCCGATCTCTTCCACGGTGAGCTTGTCATTCAGGGTCCGGGTGAACACCACCCAAGTGTGCGTCATCAGGCACACGCAAGCCGCGAGGCGCCCCCACGAGAGTTTGCCGCTGTCATCCCGCAGGAAGTCACTGGCGTCGAAGTCCGCGCGGCGTTGCGCGAGCACAAGCACTCGGCCGAGCATGCCGCCGATCCCGATCACCACCAGCAAAGGGATCAACCGGTCGAAGGTAAAGCTGTTGAACAGCGCCGCCGCCGCCGCAAGGTAGTCGGGGCCGTTCATGGTTTCCACATCCCGTGCGTGATTGCGTACTCACGGAAGACGAGTCCGAGAGCGATCACGCCTGCCCAAATCAGGGCGACGAGTGTCTTTTCGATCACGGCATCCCTGAACTTCGCCGACTTCGCTTGCTGCTCGATCGCCATGTCGATGTAGAGCAACTGCTTTGCCGTCGGCATCGCCACAGGCATCGCGTCGCGCACAGCCTCAGTGATGATCTCTTGCATGGTCTGCTCCAATTCGTCGATTCGTTTGCCGTTTGCCTCAAGGGCTTTCCAGAACCGCTCGCGTTCATCTTCGATACTCATGCTGCTACACCTTGTCTCGGCGGTTGTGTTTTCGGTACGAACGGGCGCACCGGCTTCTTCATGTTTGGGAGATCGCCCTTCGAGGCCTTGCGCAGCGCTGCGGCAGCAAGACCGCGCACGAGGTTCGCATCAACGCGGTTGCCCATTGTCGTACCGAACTGCTCGTAGAAAAAGGCCCTGATCTCGTTGATCAGCCGGCGTACGAAAGGCAGATCGGGGTGTTTCTCGACGAGGTTTGCGGCCACCTCGCGCATGAACGTCGTGCCGCCTTCGGTGAGCTTCGAGCCGCTGTCCACGTAGCGCTTCTTGACGGTGGTCCACGCCTCTTGCACCTCGGGCGTGTTGCGGATGCCCTTCAGCTCGTTGAGCATCACGTCGTAGCGCTCGGGCCCGAGCATTCGGATGATGCCGAAGTGCTCGCCAAGCTCGTGCATCAGCACCTGCGGCACCTGCTCGGCAGTGAGCCGCCCGTAGTACATCGTCGCGGCCGGCTTGCCCGTCTCGTAGCCTTGATCGAACGTGGCGCCGATGCTCGGGCGCCGGCCAAGCGCGTCGTACTTCAGGATGCCTTGATCGACGAGGCCTTGGATGAACTTGTCACCGAAGCGCTCGCGAAGCACCGTGTCCATCGCTTCCGCAGTGCCGATCGGCTTCGAGACTGCGGGGGTGTCCTTGCGCAAGATGCTTGGGTTCTTCGGGTCGAAAACGCCGTTATTGCCGATCGCGCTCTTGACTTGCTTCGGATCGAAGACGATGTAGTGCACGGTGCCCGGCTTCATACCTTCCATCACTTCGCCGATGCGTTTTTCGCTCCCGAATCTCTTGTTCACGGTCGCGTCAATAACCCCGTCGAAGCCAGCATCTTGAAATGCTTGGCGGGTCACTTCGGTACCGATCAGCGCGCCGTTCGGATCGGTGGCGTACATCAACCCTTCCGATTTTTTGAGCTTGTCGATCAACGTCGAGGCCTTCAAACCACCCCCGTCATAGGCATCATCCATGATGTCGCCCATCACCTTGTCGATGTCGATGTCGAGCACCTCACCGCTTTCGGCTTGGTTGCGAAGTGACTCCATGAAATCGGCGAGCGTTCCTGAGTCTCTCAGGTTTGCGACGCTGCCGTCTTCACCGAAGCCCGCGGGCTCGAAGTCAAGAAAGGTTTCTTTCTTGCCGCCGAGCCGAACGGGTTTCTCCATTTTCAGGTAGACCGGCATCGTCAGGCCTTCGTGCGCGACGAGTTCTTTGCGAGCGATCGGCAAGGCTTCGTCGAATGAAATTGGCGTGTCGGAATCCTCGGAGTAACGAGCGATCTCTTCGGCTCGCTTCTCGATCTTGTTTGTCAGATCGGGGCCTTTTCCGCTC